CAGAAAGTAGTACCTACGGCCAATACCCCTCTCAGGGCCTCGTTAGCCTATCTCAGCCCCCCAGAACTTCGGATTCTGAGCCAGTAGGCTAAATCATGCCCCAAAATGGGAACCCGCCTTAGACGGGCTTGTGGGAGCTACCTCTCAGGAGGGTATTTGACCCCCTTTTCGTCATCCTGACCCCTCCTTCGTGAGAAGTCAAGGGGGAATCAGGGGTCGAATAGTCTGCGGGCTGCGGGTCTGAGGTCAACTCGGGTCAATGTTCGCGTATGACATTGCAACGGAACAGAATCCGCGAGCTAACGTACGAACAACTCCGCTTGGATCAACGTGACGAATGCCGTAGCGGTACACATCGCTTGGAATCTGACTCGTTTGTTCATGCGTAAGTTCAAGGTTGATCGTTGTTTGCGACGAATATGTTGGTGATGCGTTGAGCCATTCAACAAAACGATCATCAACCAACGTGAAGTACAACGTACCATCCATTGGCTCAAACTTATCGGACTCCCAAGTGAGTGCGTTGACGCCGAGATAATCATCTCCCGCATTGAACGCGATGTCTTTCTGATATTCGGGCGTTAGCGGTGTTGTATCCACGTTTAATGTTCCTGTTCGTTCGATTCCTTGGGCACCGTAACCAACGCCATCGCGAACATCTGATGCTGCGGGCAATTCGATTGTTCCAATGCTTGTTCCCGTTACTATTCCATCGCGAACATCATCGGCTGCGGGTACGTTTCCACCCCCGCCTGAACTGAATGTCCCGTTCAATACGTTCTGACTGTCACCATACGTTGGTGCAGTATCTAACACGTCTGATTCAAGCGGGTAGTTCGCACCGTAGAACACTGCGAATGAGTTTATGATTGCCATGCCTGTTGCCTATGTGATAGTAACGGTCATTGTGTCGCCGGATTGATTCGTGTGCGTGTATGCCGTCCCTGTTTTTGGCACAGATGACAACTCACTTGCGGTAGCCAGTCCGGTCTGGATCTCCGTTACTGCACTCGCATCAATCGTCGCAGCCGTTATCACATCGTCTTGAAGTTCGTGAATGTCCGCTGCGACATGATTGCTACCTGTGATTGCTACTTCGGCCTGTTGGCTTGTACTGCGAAGCAGTCGTTCGCCAAATGAACCTGATGCGTAGCTCCCAGAGGTCAATGCGTCCCAAAATTCTTGCACTGTAACGTCATTCAAATTGTTGATAGCGGTGAGGTTCGCTGCGATTGCTACTCCGTTCGCTGTTATCCCTGCGTTATCGGGTGCGACTGTGTTGAATCCGGTCGCTGTTGCCCAGTCTCCTTGATTCTGTTGCAGTTCATTCGTATCTGCGAGTATGGATGCGATGCTTGCGTTGTCGGGTGCGACAGTATTCGCACTATTTGTCCCTCGCATGTCTGTGTTCGTCGTTGTAGTCGCAACGAGTGTGACATTGGCTACCGCATCAGAAGATGGGTCGAAGTCGTTTAGGTTCGATATTGCGTTGATGATCGTAGTTTGATTCGCCGCAGTAGCGTCTCCACCTCCTCCACCACCGCTCGGTGCGTTCTCAAGTGCGTTCACTGTGTACTGATAGACAGATCCGTCAAGAACAAGTGCGGTATCGAGTTTGTCGGTCGTAACTTTGATCGCGTCCACAACTGCATCGACGACTGCAATGGCGGAGGCATTGCCGGTCACTGCGGATCCAACTGCCGTAACTTCCGCTGACGTAGCAAGTCCTGAGACGTCAGCCTTAGAAGCGTTACGCGAAGCGATGTCGGTAGTTACCTCATCTGACGTGTGATCAAACGTACTCAGTCCGCTTACGTCAGCCTTGAATTGATCTTCTCGACTCCCTGACACGAAGTACAAATAGATTGCTTCATTTGTTAGCTGGCTTGCAACGGCTCCGGTCGAGGCGTCGATGTCCATTGTATCCCAGTTTGAGGGGATCGAGTTCAGGATGTCGCTTACGTCCTGTGCGTTCGCAGTAGTGACCGCACTCGTCACCGTTGAAACAGTCGTAACGGTGCCTACAGTGTCGGTCGCAGGATCAAAGTCGTTCAATGCTGCGATAGCGTTACTGATTGCAGTTTGATTTGCTGCCGTAGCATCGCCACCGCCGCCTCCTGAAACTGCGTTGCAATCAAGCTCGTTGGCAATCGTGAATACCATTTGATCGGTAACACTTTTGATTGCTGTGATGCTAGTGTTGTCCGGCGTTGTCGTATTCAAGGCAGAGAATCGCAGCCCGAACGTACCTGCACCAAGGTAGCTGCTTGTAGGTACATCCCAAACAGCAGTTGATACTTCCGGACTTGTGATCATTGGCTCGGTAACAACTACCGACCACGTGTTGTTGTAGGTCACGCTCGAAATGTCTAGTTCTTCCTCAAGGTGAAAGGTGTCCCCCTCTGCTTCGAGCGATGGATTCATAGAGCAGTCGTACAATCCTGTGCTTGAACCTCGCTTCGTTACCGTTACTGACTCTGCACTAGCGGCACCATTCTTTCGCACCGTAACACTTGGCGTACTGTCGGCATCAACGAGTACTCCCGATGAATCATAAACGCTCAGAACCCAGTACAGAGTTCCGTTCTTCAAAAGGGTAGTTGGTCGATTGCTCATCTGATGTGTCCTGCTGCTTCGTTGAAGTGTGAGTTTGTAAACGGATCGTAGAGCGATGTTGCTGCGGATTCATAGCCACGCTCGCTCGCAAGCAATGCAATTTCGGAGCTAGTAAGTACGCGATCAAAACATCGGAAGTCGTCAATCAAACCTTCGTACCCATACCTGCCAAGGTACAGCCAAGTGTTGCCATAGCTATTTGTACCAGCGTCCTTTGTGTCTGACTCCTTCGTACCATCAAGCCAAAGTTCGGTGTGACCGTTGTTGCTTCGATCGTAGGTGAACAACACATGCTGCCACGTATCGTCTGCCATCTCACCAGTCTCAAGTAAATCGTCGGTCACGCCTACTTGGAACATGTCGTACACCGTTCCTTGACAATTCATAAATCGCTGGCCGGAGGACTGCCCACCATAAAACATGATTTGGATTCCTCCGGTGTCTTGTGCCTTGATCCACATCGAACAGGTATACGAATCAGCATTCGTTACACCGATGGAGGAAAACGAAACGTACTCGTTGTAGCTCCCAAAGTTCGGGAACGAAAACGCATAACTACCTCCTGATCCTGTAGACGAAACGACACTCACCGAACCTACCTTCGTTCCATTGTTCCCCTCGGACGAAAGATCATCGTATGGATTTGTTTGATCAAGAGTAGGGCAAAGCCAAACCGTTTCATCACCAATCCCGTTTGCCATTGCTACTCCTTGTTGCGTCCAATTCTTGCCCCAACATATGCCGAGATGATTCCGATCATTCCTGCAAGAACACGCTCGGCTACTCCTGTGTCCTTCACATCAATCATTGCCGCGAGACAAATCCCTGTGCCGTAAACAATGAGTAACCCAGAAACGATTATGTCAACTGGTTCCCACCGATTCATTCTTGTTCAATCTCACGCTTCAATTCCTTTACATCACGACCAGCTTGTTTTGCGATCACATGCCAAAGCGTTGCTCTATCATCTTCGCAATCGTCTAGCTTTGCACTCACTGCTGCGAAGTGACTCGTCGTGTTCTTCCAAAGCACGCCGATTACAGTTGCAAGAGTACCAAGACCCCCGAGCAAAACAGCAATGATTGTTGGATCTCCGTTAGCCATTTTGTTTAACCTTCACTGACTTAATCACGATGTGTTCTTGACCGATCATTGTGTCGCCCACGACAGTTCCGTAACCCTGTTGACCGTGCTTGTAACCGTATGAGTTCACAAAGTCCAACCTGTAGCTCCCCAAACTTCTCGGTCGTCGCGGATTCTTGCAGTACAAACGCAGCCCAAGCACAGCATGACGCCATGACGGTATCGCGAACGCTACAGGTAAGTTTGAAGTCAGCATTGCAGAGACAGCAGAAACAAAATCGGACCCGCAATCTTCATACTCGACGATGTTCGTTTGTTTCGCAGAGTATTGGACATCGTCGTCGTTCGCATACGCTCTGTCCTTCGTGTTGTTCGGCCAATATTTTGCTTCTGGGATGCCGTACTTTTCGGCATAGGCAACGGCTTGCGAACAATGACCTCCCACGTTGCGATAGTTTTTGCCTTGGGCTGCGACTGCGGTAGCGGACAACTCATCGACGGGGTTGTTCAGTCCTTGAAATGCGTACCGATTCATCACTCCTGCGACAACAGCGTATGCCCAACAGTATTTGAACCTTCTCTGATTGAGAACAGGCACGCGATTGTATTTGTGTACGTGCCATGCCGAGCATACGTTACGCGATTGGTAGTCGATCAAGTCGGGCCAATCATCCATGCTGACTTTTCGTCCTGAGTACGGAGCCGCACACGAACCTACAGGCTCTTCGTCGTAGTCTCTCGGTATCCATCCCGATTCATAAGTCATTTCAACGCATCCAATCGGCCAAGGAGTGACTCATCAAGTGGCAGGATCTCAATGCGACCATTCAAATCCGTAATGGCACAAGGACGATTCCCCTTCGTAAGTTCAAACAACTCTCGAACTTCTGGCTCGGCCTTGGTTACGTCTGCGTCCTCGCGGTAGCGACGAATTTCGACGTTGTTTTTCGCAGCCCACTCATCGAGTTTCATGCTTGCACCGAACCCGACCGGAGGAACAATGACGACTGTAGCTCCCGCAGTAGGTTTGGGAGGCGTAGGTTTGTCGTCTGCTCTGCGTGCGAGAACAAAGTAGCCAATGACTGCTGCAATGATCAACAGCAAAACAGGATTGATCTTCTGCTGCTGTTCAGGCATCTGTTTTCTCGTTTGCTGCTTCGAGGTCAGCGATTCGTTTGAGAAGTTCCTGAACAGTGTCATCAGGCTTGCTCTGACTTGGGGATAACATACCGATGACGCCATCCATCAGGCTTGTAACCAATGGTTGAAGTCCAGCAACGATCCCGATAGCGATCAGGCCAACCATTTGCACTGCTGAAACCGCAGCCGTAATGAACATCGCGACGAGGTCGAGCGATTCAACACCTTCTTCGTTGCTGCGTTGTTCAAACAGTGATGCGAACCATTGCTCTTGGTACAACCGAAACGCGAGAAACAAGACAAACGCACCCACGCAAAACTGAAACGCTTTGTTCTGACGCATCACCTACCCCAAATTCGTACTCTGAAAGTTCCGTAGCGGCTGCGACTTACAGCATCGCCTAACAATTTTCGACTGTTGTCGTCGTGACTACCTGATCGTCCGCTTGGGCGACAAGTGCCGACTCTGTTTTGATCGCGAGTCGGGGAGCTATTCCAGCCTACGCCTTCAAAGTTCGCACCTTTGACCGACCATTGATTGCCGGCTGACTTCGGTGGATGTCCTTTGTAGTTGTACGCAGCCATATAGTCTGCCCGACTCTGTGCGATTGCCTGTCCTCGCAGTACTGATCGTTCCTGCTGCTCGACGACATACAGTACACGCCGAGTTTCGGTCGGAGCATCCGCGACTGTACGATCTTCGAGAGCAATAGCAGCGAGAAACAATGCCGCTGCGAGGACGAACAAGCTACGCATCAGCGACAACATCCACGCGAGACTGAAACAGATCTTCGTGAGCTACGATTGAACAGTCTGCTGAACAGTCCACCTCGTTGTCGTGGTTGACTTACACGCTCAGAGATCCTTGATCGAACTGTGCCGCATCCGTTTGGCCCGCATTGTGCAAGCTCCGGTGCCGCAGTTTCGTTCACCTCGACGTTGACTGTTCTCGTTCGTGATCTTTGAAACAGCGGAGGAGCTACAGCAGTTTGTTTTGCTTGCTCAACGTCACCTTCGCGAACATCCCCTGCATCTGACGAGCTACTCAAGCTCAATCCAATAATGCAAGCCGCGATCAAAAGACACAGTGTTGTAAAACGCATCGTTCCCTCGTTGGTTTTGAAGCAGGACGGAAGCAACGAAGTGGGGCGACTTGAAATCACAACCGTCCTGCCGGATATTTCGACCCCACAAGCTCATGATTGTGACATTCAAAACCGCGAGACACAAGTTTGGGGGTCCGTCCTGCGGAATTATGTAGACGAAAAAAAACGCCCCCGCAGCGTATGCTACGGGGGCTGTTCTAATTAAATGTTGCGAATGTTGACCACATTACGATAGTCGTACTCGCAGGCAATCGTTTGTCTTTGTCATCGAACAGGATCTGTTGTCTGCCGACGACCTGCTGCAAATATGCAGGACTGTCATCCTTGAACCAACCGCAAGCAACAAGTGAGTCGATCAATTGCTTCGCGGTACCACGGAGGATGCTATCGTTGTCCCAGAACCTTTGCTTCGGGCCAAGATTGCGTATGATCTCAAGTGAGATTGGACGCTCGATAGGTTTGCGAATATGACCTTCCAATCGCAACTGCTTTTCGCATCGCTTGCGTTCTGCTGCTGCGATCTGCCATGCTCGCTGTTGTCCTGCGTTATGGTTTTTGAGGACGTACGGTATTGTCACCTCGTATAGTTTTGGCATTGTTTACCCAATCCGGTAACGGACCACCTTCCATGTCATACGCACGCACCTCCTTGAACCTTTTGTCGTGTTCCTCCTTGGTCAACTTGCCATCGCGTAACATGCGACCGAGTTCAATACCCCACCATCCGTAGACGCCATCGGCTCGAACTGCTGCCATCGATCCTGTGTCACGCTTCTTGTCGTGATACTTCTGAAACTGATTCAATCGTTTCGTTTCTGAGTACATCCTGTCGCGAACTTCAACGATGATGTCTCGGCATAGTCGATCAGATGGGTCTGGCATGTCAACCTCGCCTGATGCGTACTCGTCGCAGACATTTACGAAATGATCAATAGCTAGGTTTGCTTCCGTTAGCTTCGTCGCCCAAACAGTGCCGAACCTTTCGGTACCTCCTGCCTTGCACGACTTGACTAACAAGCCTGCGAGCGTGGGATAGAATTTCGCTATCTGAAACAATTCCCTGCGGGCTATGTCGTTTGTTACTCGGTTGGACATAGTACTGCCTCCTTGACCGTGAACCCTGTGGTCATGTTGACCAACTTGATGTGCGTAGCTACCCCATCTTCGAGCAGCTTGAGCCACACGTTGTACGCTGCGTTCGCGTAGCAAGCACGCTTGAAAAAACGTTCGTGCTTACTGGTGCTGTCGTCCATTCCGTATACTTCGAGCCTATAGTTCATCATTGTTCTCCGGTGTAAAAGTATCAAAGCAACAGGAACTTACCCACTGCCAATCTTCGTGCGAGGTTACATAGCCCCACGCTTCTGTAGTACCGAACCCGCAATCCTCGTACACAAGATCGCAACTTTCGTTGCACGTATCGCAACAGAAGTTGCCTGCGGGCTTGTCATCATCAGTTCTGTCCTGCGTCATGCTTGCACCTCTCGCTTCGGAGCCACTACACCGTTGTTCGGATAGTCAACCCAGTACTCTGGTTTCGTCCAAGGGTACGGGTAGCCGTTGACCTTCGTGTTACTCTTGCGAGCTTGCAGCATCAACGCGAGAGATACCCAACCAATCTGCATCGCAAATTCGTACTTCGCTCTGTTGTTTACGTCGGTTGGATTCTTGCTCTTTGGATTCTTGGCGAACCAGCGGCAGTACAACCTCTGTGCTTTTCGTTGTTCTTCAAACGTTAGCATGATTTGTCTCCGGTGTAGTGTCTATCAACCTTCTTGATCATCTCGCCTTGCTCAAACGTCCAAGATGTTTTGTTATCCATCGAGAGGATACGAATCGGGCAGTCAGGGCAAGTTGACTTCTGCATAATCGCATCAGCGAATTGCTCTGCTGCATGATCGAGTGAGCTTGCGTTGACTGTCACGGCATCGGTCATCGGCAGTCCAAACAGACGCAACCTGTATGGCATAGCTTGCCCGAGATTCGTAACCTCACTCGCAATCTTGTCACGCGACTTCTTGAACAAGTCTTTCGTGCTGCGTAGCTCCCCATAGAGCCACTCTCGTTTGTTCTTCTGTTTTTGTCTCATCAGAAACCTCATAAAGAAACAACCCTTCCCCCCTCGAACACATGCTCAAGGGGGAGGGGGTTAGATTTGATTTGTTTTTCAGGGCGGTAGGTGTGTAACAATTCCCTACTGGCCAGCTTGCTATTTGAAAGAGTCAAACAGCGGGTCACACTCGAAAGTCCACTCCCACAGATCATGTCTGATTGGTGTAGCTATTCTTTGGCGAGAAGATACGGGACAGGGCGACCTGTCGCGGCTGGGCGGCTATCAAACGCCCGCAGGTGATGCTGTTGAAGTCGGCATCTGAGACTGTCATCCAAAATACAGTCATCCTTGAGCTTGTCTACTGGGGTCAGATTAAAAAACGAAGGTCACGACGAATATACTCCTGCTCGTCGTGGATCTCGTTTATCCTGACCCCTGATTAGAATCTTGACCCCCTGTTTCCTGCCTGTCCTGCGGGCCCTGTCGCTCGGGAAGGCAAAAGGAGGGATAACCAAGGATCTCAGAACTCAACTAGGCTATAGCGGCCTGTGAGATAGGTCACGGGAGCTATCTGCCCCCCCTAAACGAATCCAGCCCCCTAACTGATAGCTGCTAGGGGGCTGGAACGCAACAGGATCGGTTCGAGCTACTCGTCGTGTGTCACCGGAGAAGCGTTCAACTTTGACTCGTCCGTCTGATGAGACACATCCAACATAGCCTTGAACTCTGCAACGTCAACAGTCTTTGACCGCTGCGAGCTCAAAGATTCTGGAACATCGTCATCACCTTTCAGGATCGCGGTCGCAGTCACAGGCTCGAAGGGGATGTACTTCGCGGCTCGACGGAATACCGTTTTCTTGCCCATCTCAATATAGTGATCTCGCCAAGGACCGGATGAACCTCCGCGACTTGATGCACGCACCTTGTCTACCTCGTCCTTCGACATGAACTCAATGCGTCTGTCGCTCTCTGAGGTCACAAGGCAGTAGAACGCAAGCACGTCACCGTTGTCCTTGCCGAGTAGGTAAGCGGGAATGTGTCTGGACACCTCAAACCCGTCATACTCAAGCTCATCATTTTCGTGAACTACTCTTGCCTGAACTGTGTAACCGGCTCGGCTAGCTAACAGCACAAGACCTTTGTAATCGACGATCAACTGTACCTCTCGGCACTGTCGCTTCGAGTTGAAGAACGGAATCAAGTGTGCATGAGTACCGTTAGGTTCAAGGCCAATCTCGCTCAGGGTCATCATCGACTTGAAGAACGATGCCTGATCAATGTCTGACCCTGCAAGTGCGGGGGTCCGACTCAGTGCAGTCAGTGTGACTGCGACCATCCTTTCAGGCGTGATGTGTGCCGGAAGCACACTTGCGAGTCGTTCTTTGAAAGCATCGCCCTGTAGGTTCTGTCGTAGTGATAGTTGCGTAGTCATATTCAAACCTCGATCTCTTGTAGTTGCGTGTAAAAATCAGTTTCGGTCCATTCATCAAGTCGCAGTCGGCGATCAAGCTCGCATAGGTGCTGCTCCCACAATTCAATCTTGCCGTACAAGCTATCTGGCAGGACTTGAAGGCAGCAGCATCGAAACGGTGCGGAGGTTTCAACAAACACAAAGTAAAACGAGAAACGTTCTGTACCTCCGCATACTGTTTCTGCTCCGACTGTGTAGTGTGCTGCCTGTAGCCCGTACTTGTACTTGCGTACCGAACGCAGGATTTCAGGCAGCGTACATTCGCTGATAGTTTTGAGATCAACGACGATCTTGCGTTCTGCAATGAGCTTGTCAGGCCGAAACTTGCATTGGATACTGCGATGCTTGAACCTGTAGCTCGCTTCGACTGTACCGTTCGTCGTAAACAATGCTGACGCAAACGGGTTGTCGTAGACAGCATCGCTGCAAGCGTTAGCTGTGTCCCACTCCTTGGCACTGATGATCGTTCGCGGGTCGCCTTCGTGCTGCTTCGCCCACTCCTTGAACACCTTTGTTCTGCGATCATGATTCGGTGCAGCAATGTATCGCTCCTGAACCTTGTCGGGTTCGAGAACCATGCAGTGAACTAACGATCCAAGAGCAAATGCCTTGCTGTACGACTGCTTGTATCCGTCAACGTATCGCATCTTGTAGATACTGGGTCCGCTTGCGAACGCCTTGACTTGCGAGGATGAGATCCACTGCTTGTCAGCGTGGTAATCTTCGTTGCTTTCGTCGTAACGAATAGAGTGTTCAATTGAACTTTTCATTCTGTGTCTCCGGTGAATGAATATAGTGAAACGATACCAGCTTTGCGTTCTAACTTGAACCCAAGACTGCGTAAGAAAAACGGGAACTTCATCACGGCTTGATCGGTGATGCAAACGAAGTCGCAGTCGTTGCCGCACTTCTCTGCGTCCTTAATGATCGAGCCGATCAGCATTTTGCCAACTCCGCGATTCCAGCACGAAGGATGAACAAGCAAGCGTGAGATCACATGCGTGTTGTCTACGTCCTGCCACATTGTGTAGCCAAGGATCTCATCGTTGTCATCAATCTGAACTGTGCATACCCAAACTCTGTAGTTCGAGTTGTCCATAATCAACGAGACAGTTTCAACAGGCAACGCCTCCTTGATTGCTAGGTGTTCGATCTCCATGATGCAAGGTAGATCGTTGACTGTAGCTCTGCGTACTGCGTAAGTCATTCTGGTTCATCCTGTTTGTGTACTTGAGGTCGGCCAACTCGAATAACATCGTTCTTGTAATGCTTGCGATCAGGCCCGATTAGTTCGTTAGATAACACGCTGCGAATGAACCCACTCACAGTCATGTCTTGTGCTTTGCTTTGCCTGCGTAGCTCATCGAGCATTGCCTGCGTCATTGTGATCTTGACTCTCGTTGTCATAGCTATACTTTCGTTAGGGGTTCTGTCTTGTTGCGAGCATTCAGTTCTTCGCGATGCGTGTCGATCAACAACTGAACGACTGCGATTTGCCTGTGCCAAAAAACATCCCCGCTCGCGATTCTGTCAGCAGTCTGCGAGATCATTGCTTCAAGGCGTTCGATCTCCGATTGTAAATAGACTGCATCTGACTCAGTGTCTGCATACCCTGCGATCTCGGTCTGCTTCCAAGAACACGCAGCCAACGCGAACACTACTCGCTTGAGAGATTGCTTTTCAGTGTCTGTGAAGTCGCTTGTAACTCGTTTCATGTCTCTATCCTGTTGGTAATTCTCATCAGTATTGCGAAACCACTTCGCAACAGACGGCACGCAGCCAACGTGCCGTTTCGATTCACAGGTTGATGCTACGCCGCAGCGAACGGTACTGCATCGAAAGCGTAATCCCAAGCCTTGTCACACTCCTTGTCGGCAACACCGAGGAACGACTTCGTAACAGCGTCTAGTTTCTTGCCGTCACGAGTCTTGCGTTTGTCGTGCTGCACGAATCCTGTCACGCTGTTGACTAGCTCCCAGAGGTTGCACTTCACAACGTCCGCTGATGTGTTGCCAATCTTGTTTCGCTCCTTGAGCAAACGCGTCATCATTGACTGCAACTTCTCTTTGTGCCGCCTGTGCTTTGCAGCAGTATCAGCCGCACTCGGCTCAGGGTACAAGCTGTTATAGAAATCGGCAGCACGAATCTCTGTCTCTCGGAAGTGATTAGCGGCTTCAACGATGCTGTCGAACCTCGCGGACAATGACTGCCACTGTTGTACTGTCTCATCGAAGTTGTCGCGGAAGTTACCGACATGCCTCAAGCTAACAGTCGTGTGTTCTACCCTTCGCATCATCTGCATGTTGGAACACGCATCTCGGTACATGCCGCACTGTGCGGTGAATGAACCTCCGTAGTTCGCGTTGATGATGAACTTCGGCCAAAGGGTATCAAGCGGACTCGCAGACAACGCCTTGCGGTATCCGATAGTCGGCTGGACTGCAACACGATGCCCTGTATTCGGCTTGAAGAATGCACTGATCTTGACCTGATCGAGTTCGAGATCCAGACCGGCAGCTACAGTCTCGGACAGCACTGCTACGTCCTCGCGGGTATGCGGAATGTAACCTTGCTTGACTGTGCATCGCATCCAATCCTTCCTGTCCTCTGCATCATCGAAGCACAAGCCGTAGTGTGGACTCGGAAGGTTATCAGGACCGGACAACGGCACCTTGATAACCTCGCGTGTGAACTCTTTGGCAAGGTGATCGCGAACAGCCTGCTGTACTGAGTTCAATGCTGTAGTATTCATAGAGTTGATCCTTAAAGATCGAGTAGTTGTGTCCTGTCTCATCAGTGCGGGTCGGACGTTAGCCCCGCAGACGCCCGAAGGCGTTTCGACTCACTAGCTCCCCTGCGGGACACGCCTGTGGATCTGACCGCAATGTATCCACTGCGGTTGGTACTCAGTGCCACGTTCTCGAACCTTGAACATGCCTGTGTCATCACGAACTTCAACGATCTCCCACTCTGTTGCGTCCGGCAGACCGTTCAGCACTACGATCTGACCGATGTGATTCGACCTACGACCTTGATCTTCTGCAACAAGGGATTCAATGGTATCGAAGTGCGTGTCTTTGAGCATCAGCCTGCGACCTCCGTGCCTTACAAAGTGTGATGATGCGTTACTGAACTGCAAAGCGTATACCCGCAGCCATCTTTTCCTGCCCTCGACCTGAACGCGATACCTCGTCGGGCTACCTGTCGGTGAGGTGTACCCGAACTGATCGAGCTTGGGACGTGGTGGTGTACCCTTCGTCGTTGCCTTGACGATAGGTAAGTCGAGGTAGGTTACTGCTACATTACTCATAGTTTGTCTCATCTGTAAAAGGTTGTAGTGAAAGTATCAACGTCTGTTCTACTCTTGCGACTTCTCAACTTCGTTCAGGATCTCAAGGATTGGATCGTTGTTCGCATTGGACACTACTTCGTTGATGTCCTCTGCTTCCTCGCACTCGACTACTGTCTGCTCTGCATCAGATACTTCGGTGAACGACTCGCTGCTGAAAAACATCTTGCTTGATAGCTCTGCGAATCGCTTGCTGAGTTCCTGTCGCGTGATGCAGTCTGCGATCTTTCGATCAATCTGCGACTCGATTCTGCCTCCCATGTCGTTATCGTCCATGACTTGCTCGATGATCTCTGAAATCTCATCAGTCATGTCGGAGGGGTCAACATGCTCGCTGATCTTCTCTTGCCAATCAACGTGATCGTCAATGTCGAACTCATCAAGTCGATCAGTAATCATGTCACTGACACCTGAGTCGTAGTTCAGCCAATGATCGAGGTCGATGTAGTCCGACATGTCGATAACCTCAAGCACGTTAGTAACCTGATCGCACATGTCGTAGTTTTGAAGAACGTCCTCGACGATACTCGTAAAGTCATAGTCGTTCACAGCGTCCTCAATGTCCTGCGATATGTCATAACTATCCATCGCGGAGGTAACAGCAGTGTCGATATGCTCTGGCATGTCATCGAGCCTGTGACCGAAACCTTCAATGTCGTCCTCCTGTCGTAGCTGTGTTCTCTCGATCTGCTTGAGCAGCTTGTGTTGCTTCTGCATGTCAACGGTGCAAAGGAAACGGATGTTGCTTGCGAGAGTCTTGATGCTTGATACGATCTTCATTGTGTTTTCCTGTTGGAAGAATTGTTATTGGCTTGTCTCATCAGAGGACAGGTAGCCAACCTGCCCTGACGCCCGCAGGCGTTTCGACCTAGCATCCGAACGAGTACTCTTTCGTCTGCTGCACAATCAAATACTCTTTCGGGTCAAAGTCGTACATGCTCTTGTCGGATGACAGGCACAGGTACTTGACCTTGAGATCCATTTGCTCTGCGAACTGTCTTGCGAACTGCATTGCCTCCTGCCGTTTGCCTCGTATGTGGAACCACTCGAACTGTGGGTGTGAGGTCCATCTGCTGTCGCCTGCGTAGTGAATCATATAGAACATTGTGTTTTTCTCCGGTGTAAGTAGTGAAAGTGAAAGTGTGCTGCGTGTCCTACAGGTCAGCAGGTTCTTCGGCTGCGTAGAATGTGTCGTCAAGTTCAATAGCCTTGTCGCCGAGTAGGTCACCGAGTGTGTCGATGAACTCCAACTGCTTGCACTCACGACTGTCACCGTAGTGATGAAGCATCGACTCTTCGAACTCTTCGTGCTTGTCCATCGCTGCGTCGAGCAGGATGTTGCTGATCTTCTGTAGCTGCTGTCGTGCGTGTTCTGTATCGCCTTGTGCTGCGAGGCAAGTTGCGATTGCGTTTGCGACGCCTGTTGCTGTGTATCGTGTGTTAGCCATGTCTCTGTTCCTGTTATCGGTTTCGAAGTTACTCATCAGGCATGACTACTAATGTCATGCGACCGACCGCGTTCACTCACACAGGGACTTGTCCTGTGAAAGTTACTTACTAGGTCAGGTGTGTTGCGTCTCGGCTCGACTGACTTGCGGTCAGCCTGCGTCGTTGGCTCTATCTGAACGATCTCTTCGTAGCTATCAGGTTCCTTCGTGATTCTCTGACTCGTTCTAGGAACAGCTAAGCGGCTATGCGGCTTGTGTTCTTCGTTCGTAGCTCAGAGGGGTCAACACTGAAAGTACTGTCCTTGAGATCCCGCCTCGTCCGGCGGTAGGTCGGGGTTCGAAAGACTTACCCGCAACACTCATACGATGTTTGTGTTCCCCGCTCCGCATCGACTAGGTTCCAGCTTGCGACTTGGTTGTGTCTCGCAGGGGGGTTCGCTGAATGACTCTGATTGAATTTGAAACTGAAAGGCTGTGCGTTTCGTTTCGAACTCGCTCTCGTAGTTCAGAAAGTTAATGACCCCCGCGATAGGGGAACTCCGGACGACTCAGATCACTGCCGGATGCGTAAAACCAAATTGAGAAAGATCAGTGTTGTGAGGTAGCTAACCTCACTAACTGAATTAGAAACAATTAGCCCCCCCCTTACCACAGCAATTAGCCCCCTAGTTCGATTTTGTTTCCCCCTCGCGGTACAGCACCATTGTGGGGCGGGAATTATTTTTAGAAATCGAAAGATTTATTTTCCGGCTACCCTAAAACGAGCCTATTTTCGTAAGCGACGAGGGGCCGAGGGGGGAACGCAGACTGCGTTCAAGAAGGTTACTTTCAGCGACGACGATTCGGTTTTGTTGCTGCGTCTTGAACCGCTGTTTGTTTCGAAGCGTTCCTAACTTTGTTGCAAGCTCGTTGAATCAACAACTTGACCCAAGCTCTGCAAGCCGCTTCCGGTATTGTCTGCAACGACTTGTGAAGGTATCTGCGTTGAACCATAAAGTGTTGCACGAATCGTTCCATGTCTTGTTCTACACCGTCCGGTCCAAGGTCATCCATTTCAGCACGCAGTTTTTCACAACCACATGCAGAACGCTTTTCGACTTTGATCCATTCAGGAATCCAAGATTTCAAAAGTGTTCCAACGCCGTTGTTCATCAAGGAGTTCCCCCGATGAAACAACAAGTCGCATCGACGTTGCACTCATCCCAAATTTCAGTTGCGGGATCTTGACCATTCAAAGGTTCAACTCCTTGACCTAATGAACTACCGAAGGATTCATCGCAACAGTTCGTCATGCCGGACGATAATAGCTTCCAACCACTAACTTCAAATCCATTGACAGTCGCCGGACTTGCAGTTTGCTCAATGTAACATTCCCCTTCTGCGTCCTGCTTCAATTCCCAAGTCACTGTTCCTGCGACATCCGGCAGTCCGGGCGAAGTCCAAACACCAGTGCAAGTCACTTGGCAGTTCGCAGACATTTCACAATCGTCACTTACGAATAACGATTCAGCAAAGTTCGGGTCTGCTCCCTGTCCAGTTTTGATCGTTGATGGAGTCAAGATAACGCCATCGCAATTCTCACAGATGTCACATGCAACACACGGGTCGGGACAAGCAGAACCATCACCAAGGTATGTGCCTCCTGCTCCCTCGCAATCTGCTTGAGTTTGATCTGGCGTGTATGTGCCATCATAGTTTTCGCAGCAACCCGTTAACGGAGGTGGATCATGGCACGGAGTACAAACATCGATGCACGGTTCGTTCTGACCGGGTGCTGTCCCGCAAACATAAACGACTGCTGTTGTCGGGCAATACAAATATGGATGCTCTGGATCGTAAGTGAATCCCGTTACTACGTTGACCGCTTGTGTACCAATTGAAATTGAGTTGTCAATGATCTCCGGTGAACAATCTGGGTCAGCCCCCTCCTTGATACCGAACGCTGAAAACGTTTGAAGTTCTTTGTATGTGATCGTGCAGCCAGACGCAGACAATAGATTGTCAGCCATTTCAGTTGATGCCACAGCCTTGACTTCAACCGCAGTACCGTACAGCGACGAGTTCGTTGAGATCACGTTATACATTTGCTCGTTCGGATCCCAGAACGCCCAACCCGGTTCTCCTTGCGTTAGACAACCCGTAGACAAATTCGGTGCAGTGCGGATTCTATCTTGCAGTTCTACGCCATCTGGGAAGTATGCAAAGCTCGGATCTTCACCTTCTGCATACTCTGATCCGTAGTTCCACTTGTCTGCCCCTCCTTCTGACGTCTCAAACGTGACTGCGATCCAGCGAGCCAACGGCAGTTCGACCTCCGAGATCACCCACTGCGGTGGAGCATCCCCTGCACCGAAGTACGGAGTCACATCGTTGCAGGCATCTTCCGGTCGCTGTGGTGTGGTGTTCTTTTCGATGATGCACCACGAACCACGCTTGGCCGAAAACCTATGGGGGTTCGTAGCAAACACTTTGTACTTGTAGATCGAAGCGATCTCTGGATCAGTAACGTCCTCCCAGCTTTCGCAGTAGTCCGTGTTCGGCCAACGTGATGCGAACGAGGTAGCGTCATTGAAGTACAACCAGCAACCGTCATCGCCTGTTGGCATCTGTCCTGTTGGTCTGCTCTTCGCAGAACCGCTACCGCTCGCTCCTGATTCGTAGACGTAGACCTTCATACGTTCTACCGTCTGCGTACATTGCTCGACTTCGTATCGAGGGTAGTCTCCTGTTGATGGCGGGTCTGTGTTTGGATCCTCGGTCCAGATTGCATACCCAATGGAACCTCCGCATGGGAAGTCACTCACAGCAGCAGGAGTGAAGTTCATATTCGTGTAGCCGATCGCGTGAGCGAATAGCTTACGTGGATCATTGACAACTACTTGATCCCCGCGAGTCAGTCCTGTGTTGCCGAAGGTATCAAGAACATTTGCGAGGGCCTGTCCTGTGTCGTTGAATTTGTTTTCAAGAACGAAGCGAACTCGTTTAGCTTGACCACCTCCCCCTCCGGTAGCACAGTTGTCGATTGCCCAGAACGCACCGTCAGCAAACATGCAGTAGCCAGTATGCCCAACAGCTAACGACTCAGGCTTGCAGTCCATCTCGAAGTTAATCGTTGTTGGACTACTGCTGAACTGTGCATCGTACAGAGTGTGAATGTGTCCTGTGCCTACCGAACCTCCGGTGTAGGTTTCCGTTAGCTTGTACAGCCACAGTTGTTGTACGTCACCGAGATGAACTACAGCCTTGTCGGTACCTACAAGATTCAAGATCCTGTAGCCCGAACTGCCACGCTTCATCCCCTGCGGGTAGTCAGGATCTGGAAACGCATAGTCACCTACTCCGTCTGCGAGTTCGACTATCGCACCACCGTTGTAAGCGAACGGACCTATCTCGTTTTGCAAAACAGGTCGCTCTGCAACGACTAGCTTGTGACATAGCTCAGGCCAAACTACTTCCGTAACACTCAGGACGTGACTCGGTGCGATCTCGTACAGGTCATCATCGCCAAGGAACGCATCGACTGCCCAGACTTCCATCGTGTCAATGTCTTGATGTGCCTTGCACTGCACAACGACCTTGTTGATCAGCGACACACTTGTCCCTGCTCCTGCATCGTTGTTCGGCAGTCGATCAATAACACGATTCCACAGTTCAGCTTTCAGCGGCTGACCTGATACCACCTTGAGATTTGAATTGTCCTTTGCGTTCTTCATCGTGACCTACGGTGGTGGTGGTGTCGGTGCGGCACAGATTTTCATAGAACCAAAGTCCGCTTCTTCATATACCTTCGCAACATACGCTGCTCTCGGTTTCGTTACCTTGAGGTTTGTCGCTGAGTCTTGTTCCTGCTTGAAGTTGAACCAGATGTAGTCGTGACCATCCTTGTTGATGCCGCTTACGTCACCGATAGTCATACCTGTTTCGTTTGGACTGATCTCAAACGAGAAGTTGAGTACAGGATCTTCCGCAACCAGTTCCCCTGTAGCTCCGAGGAACAATACCTCTCCGGCTGCGAAGCACAAGAACTCCGCATCATTAACCTTGCCGGTGCAGGCGTACAAAAGTTGAGCGTAAGCACACGGGCTTGTCACATACTCGGCTGCGATCTTTGCTTTGACCGTGATCTTCATCGACGGTATGACCTTCGCTACACCCGCAGGGTTACCGTCAGCATCAACGTTGATCGAGTTCCCGTAGTCAGGTGCAACTTCTCCCGATGCAGGGTACTTGGTTTGACTGAAAGCCGAAGTAGTGTTCACAGTGCCGCCGCCTGTGTCTACCGAGATCGTGCAACCACCTACCTCGGGAGTGTAGTCGTAGTTGGCTTGGAACTCCCACGCATCAGGGCCACCGTCTGCGTACAAAGCCCAGTCCATGTCCTTGAGTCCGAGCCCGTCATACGAGTACAGACTTATGTTCGCTGCGTAGGCAATGAACACAGTGCGACAAGCTATCGGGTCCGCACTCCCTCGTACAAGCCAACGCCTGTTCGCTGTGTTGTTATCGGCTGAGTCCATTCCGCTGCGACCTGATAGCTCGCGGATTGAAATACCAGTAGCAGCGTCAATGATTATGTCGGGCATCTGTTGTCCTTGTTAGGCGAATACCATTCCGTTGGGAATGTCTTTCGTGTTCTCGGCAATGATCTTCGTGTTCTTCTGATTGTCCTTAGCGGCTTTCAGTTGTTGCTCTTGTATCGTCCCGCCTCCCATGCCGATTGCTCTCGCAGCGGCAGACGAGAATGTACCACGAACCTTGCCAGCATTTGTTGCTGCCTGATCTCCTGAGTCCATCTCCAATCCCTTGAGCTTGTCTAGCTCCGCTTGTCGTTGCTTCTTGGCATCGCGGGCTGCGTCCCCTTGCTGTTTAGCGTCCTCACGAATCTGTGCGAGTCTCGCCTGCCTGTCCTTCTCACGTTGTGCTACGTCAACTTGATTGTTCTTTCGATACTGCTCTGCACTGTCTTTCATCGTGCTGCCGAAGTCCATCAGAGTGTCGCCAGCTTGCAATACAAAATCGCCGCTACTGCCGAACGCATCGACGGGTCCACCTATCGTTCGTACTCCCGATAGCTCACCGATCATTTCGGTGACGTTGTTGTAGACTTCGTTGTAGTACGCCTTGTATCCGTTCAGCATTGTTTTCATCCACTCGCCAAGCTGACTGATGATCCCTCCGATAGCTTTCGCCATTCCCGCAGTCGCATCGACAAGGACATTCATAGCTGTGTCCCAGTATGCACCGATGCCGGAGGTCAGATCAAGGAACGTACCTTCAAGTCCTTGCATCACCAACTCCCACGCTCCTTGAAGATCGCCCTGCGTTAACGCTTCGACGATTGCTGCGATGCTGTCCTGCCACATACTCACAAGCGGGCCGAATCGTTCTATCACGAAGTCAATCGCTTTGCTTATGAATCCGAAGTAGTGTTCTGCTGCGAACCCTAGTGCCGCGATGCCAGCAATCACAGCACCGATTGGACTAACGAGGAACCCAAGAGTCGAAGCAACAGCAGACAGTGCTGCACCGATACCGATGAATGCAAAGCCAGCAGCGGTGATCGCTCCACCAAGACCAATCACCGCTGCCGCTACTCCCGCAACCATCTTGATTGTTCCTCTGTTCTCCTTGACAAACGTGACAACGTGCTTCGCCATGTTCGCGAACTTCGTTGCTATGTCCGCAAGAGCAGGAGCGAGTGCAGCACCGACTTGTTGTTTGATTCCCTTGTACACACTGACTACTCGATTCATCGCGTCCGTGTACTCAGCAGCGGCGTCAGCATCCTCGCCGGTCATACCTCGACCGAGGTCGCGTGCTTCTTGTCGTAACGCAGCCATACCCGCAGCCCCTTCCGATAACATCGGGAGCATCTGCCTACCGGCTCGACCAAACAACTTCTGTGCGACTGCGGCACGCACTGACACATCCTCGATTCCAGCGAGTCCATCCGCTACCTTGTTCATCTGTTCTTCGGGGTTCAGTCCATCCAGTTCCTCGAACGTCAACCCGATTGCAGACAATGCCTCCTTCGGCATCTTGCTTCCCTGTGCTGCGTCGAACATCGCTCGCGACAAACCGAAGAACGCTTTCTCAACATCCTGAACGCTGCCTCCCGACTGCTCGGCTGCGAACGCAAGTTCAGATAGCGTTGACTTCGCTACTCCTGTTCTCGCGGACATCTTGTGGATCTCATCGCCCATCGCTGCGAAGTCTGACGTGGCTTTTAACAACGGTCCAAGGACAGCAGCACCGGCAGCACCGATCGCCGCACCTCCGACTGCGAGACTGCGACCCATCGCTTTCATTTGTTTCGATGCAGATTGCAAACCCTTCTTCATATTTGGCTTCAAGCCAAGGGACACAAACGCCTTACCTGCTTCGACTGCCTTTGCCATCACACGCTCCACTTGTCTTTGAATGAGTTGTTCACGTTACCGTTTGCGATCTCATGTTCGAGTGCACGTTTCATAAACGGTCGAGGCTGAATCGTGATCTTTCGTTTTCGCCTGCGAGACTTCTTCGCTTCACCGGAGGTGAGTTTTGTAGTACGAACCCAACGCCCCTCCTTGCCGAATCCAAACTGCTGCCAGTGTTCTTTAATCGTGTACTGACCTCCGTACTCTAAAGCATTCGGAGCCGTGACAGCATTGCGTACGAATGGATCACGATCAGGAATCTTGACCGGACCAGCTACGCCTGTGAGATCCTTGTAGCTGTAGTTAAAAGCCATCCGCGACAACGCCCGCCTCGTATGAACTACCGGACGACCGCCCGGTTTGCTCACTGCGTTTTTCTTACGGATCAACTCCTTCGTTCTCGCTTGGGTCACGATCCACCTCAGACTGTCCTTCACTCCCTTTGCTGCGAGGTAGTGATTGCGGCGTTTGATCTTCGCCGTTTCCCACTTGACCTTGCTGACCTTTGCTTCGATTCCTTTTGCCAGTGCTGTTGCTACGGGATTCATTGATCAGCCTGTGATACTCGGCAGCCGGATCGTCGTAGGTCGTCGTCTGTCGATAGGGATTGAGAGTCGATGGTTGAATTGGAGTCTTGACCCAGCACGACATGATGTGACTCGAAAGGTGTGTCGTGTGATCCCATTGTTCTACCCTGCGACTTCGTGTTACGACTCCCAGTTCATGGAACGAAAGCGGTTTCCAATCAACCCCTACGATGCTTGCGGCGTGGAAGATGTTACACCACTGAGCGTCTGCTTCAACAAGTCCTCGAACTCGCTCGTCCCGAACTTGATTCTCTCGGCCTGAGTCCCTGTCAAGTATGCTTTCGTCAGCTTCTGTAATTTGACTTGGCTCAGGCCCTCGTAAAAAACAATCAGTTCCTCAAGCCAAGCATCCGATGCGAGGTTCGCTGCGTCACCAGAACACAATGCTCGATCGAACGCATCAATGTCATAGCCGTATGCTTCGGCCTGTTCCTTGCACAACCACCAAACATAGGTAAGGCGATCAAGCAAACTACTCATCAACTGCGTCCAGTCGCTTTCGTTAAACAAGTCCAAGGCAAGTTTGCCTCGCACCATCCTGACCGAACCTAGCGTAAGTTCGATCGTAAACTGTTTCCCGTTTCCGTCTTTGAAAGTATGTGGCATGTCATCCCCAATTTGCCTGCGGTATGCGGCAGCACTGTGCTACCGCTTCACATGTTACACACTGCTACGGTGCAGGGTAAGGTTCCTTGGCAATCTGATTGTTCGACGAATCATACGCATCGGCCAGACTGCACGGGATACTTGCGACCACCGGATCGCCTCCGTTAGCTGTCTCTGCGAATTGACCAAGGATGATCGGAGCCCGCCATCCAATCGCGTCAGGGTTGGTCACAGCAGGGTTGCCCGTTTCGTATGCTTGATTCAAGTGCATCATGTCGAGGATGTAACCATTCTCGGATGCGGCTTTGAGATCGTCGTACACTTCATCGGGTACTGATGCGGTTGTTCTCCTGCGAACGTACTCGAAGGAACCGTTGAACGCAGAGTATCCCGGAATCTGACTTGTGTTTGACGAACCGTGGAACTCAACATCGGCAAGAGCCGGACCATCATTGATCGTGATGTTTCTTGCTCGCGGGATCTCAACCCAAGTAGGCGATGCGTAGGTCGCGGTGTTGTAGTACAGGAATGTCTCCTTGCCAGAGTACGCACCTCGGCTCAGGTCGGTTGATAGTTGCGGCATCGTTATATGTCCTCGTCGTCGTAATCGTAAAATTCAAGAGTGATGTTTGTGAACCATACTCCGTTTTCGTAATAGGCCGGAATGTCGAATCCAACCTCCTGCGTAACCGAAGTCAATCTGTGTCCCGCAATCGGGCAGCGGGCGTAGTCTGTTAACGGAGTGAAGATTGCAAGGACGTTCTCGGCTACAAGATCGTAGGCATCACACGCTGTGACCTCCTGCTGCCTGTAGCTTGCTGTCGGTTCCGTTGCGAATCCCTCTGCCTTTGGCTTGCGTCCTAGCACACTGATCACAATCGTGACCACTCTGCTGTCTGCACCCATGTCAATCTGTACGACTCTGTCTCCGCTTTTGACTGCGATCACAGGGTCGTCTAGTTCTTCCGGTGTGAAGTTACTAACAACGCTCGTTACAACCGAAGTCGTTAGGTTCGCTGTCAGGTGTTCCGCTACTGCGTCACGAAGTTCACTAAGACGCGACATTGGCTCGACTCGTATGGATCCTGTAGAACGTCTTGAACCCATCCGACCATGACCAGAACGTACCGTTACCAGTTTGAATCAAGTCATAGTCGTAACCTGCGTAGCGAATCATGTCACCGCGACTAGGTTCAACGAGGTTCCCTTCGATGGTTAGCTCGTTGGGTTTGAGGATGAAGTCAATCGACTTGATACCGAGGTATGTATCGCTTGTGTTTTCATCCTGCCAATTCGTTGAACCTAATACTGCATGCAGGCTGATCTCGATCTGTCCTCGAAGGTACATAACTTCAACGCCGGCACTGTCAAAGAGCCGTGCGTTGTGTTTCTGTAATCCGTCGATGAACATTCCCATTAGACTAAGGCAGACTCAGTGCTAGTGACCGCATCGCTTGTGATGATCGGAACATTCATTGAACTCTGCGGGAACGGTGCGGGTGCCCCCGTAGGGTTCGTCGCGGTTCGGCTTGCCTGTAGCTGCTGCAACGACCGACGATTCATAACGAGATGAGTCGGAGGACGAGAGGCTGGGAAGTTTGCAATCGCTTGGCTGATCAGATCGTCAGTCAAACTGTTTGAACCGCCGTCAATGTTACAGATGCGACCGACCGAGTAGATTGAACCAATCTGCAAGCCAAGGTATGCACTCACAGGAGTCACATACGCATTGAAGATTCCGGTCGAGCTTCCGTCCATCATCTGTTGATAGGTGTCGCCAACAGCAATGTTGCCATCGTTGCCTGTGATCAAAGTCACATCAGTCAACGCATCCACGCTTCGCACAAGGTACACGCTTGACAACGCAGTTGAACCTCCTGCGTCTACGACCATTGGATCTGCTGCACCGTTGATAGTCGATGCGTCTGCCAAGCCTGTGAAGCCATCTGCGTCTGCACCTGTGCCGTAGATCAACTGCTGCTCTGCCTTGAAGAACCCAGCCTGCAATGCACGCTGCGACTCGCGAGCTAACCACGCCTCTGCACCGTAGCGGTACTCGTCGGCGTACATCTGATCGACGTGATAGCTGCAATCAAGGAGGGCCAAGTCGAGAGACACTTTCGTATCCTCACTGTGTCCTTGATCGCGTCCATCGTTGATAGCACGGAAGCCAACAACAGGTGCGGCTGTTTCTTTCAGGTACTTGTGCTGCGTACCGTTGCTTGCGAAGTCCGCAACCAGTGCATTGAGCAGAGGTGCGTCTTGCAACAGGTCAGAGATACCTTCGACATCTGAAAGGTTCTGATCGTTGATCTTGATCAACTCGGACAGGGGTGCTGGGTTTTGAGCCATGATTCTACTTCTGTATTCTTTGGGTGTTGATAGGTAACTGTTTGCCTGTTGCGTTTACGATTGCTAGTTCGACGACTGCTTGATCTTGAAGAACGATTTGTAATCAACTCGCTCAGGTTCGTCAGCACTGCCAACTACGTCGATAGGTTCTGCCTCACCGATCTCAACTGCTTTCAGTTTCGTCCGCAGTTCGTTGTTTTCCTCGGTAAGCATTTTCATATCTTCGCGAAGCAACTTTGCTTCCTGCTCGTATGCCTCCGAGAATGACAGGTTCTCTTGAAACCATTGCGTTCCATTCTCGATTCCAAATTCATCAGTGAACTTGGTCATCTCTTGCAGGACAGTCTCGCGGGTATCAACCGGAGCCTGATCCTCGGTTTGCTCAGACGACATATCTGACTCCGTAGGGGTGTGTAACTCAACATTGTTTTCGCTCATCCACTTTTGGACGAACGCCGATGCTCGTTCAGGATCGATCCCGAATACCGAACTTGGCTTGTGAGTGGATAGTCCGAGCGAATAGCTCAGGATGCCACTGATTTGTTTTCGTAGGTCGTCGCGATGGAACATACCTGTTGGATTCGCTGCCGGTTCGTCAACAACATCTGCAGCCCGAAGGTTCGCAAGTCTGACATGCGTGTACTGCTTGACGTTGGCTGCGTCTGGACTGTCGAACTTCCCTGACTCTGTGTACTGACTAACAAACTGTTCTTGTTCTTCAAGATCTGCCTCGAACACAATGCTCAGTCCTGCTGCGGTCGAATCCTCTTCGACCAGCATCATGACATATTCGGCGAGATCACCTTCCGGTGTTGCGTGTGCAGACTCGAAGAAGTGAAGATCACCAATCACTTGATCGTTTGCTACACGAAAGTTGTTGACTCGTCCCAACGCACGACCTAGCCCATCGGAACACATTGTTGGATGCGTGAACCGCACCTTGATGCTGCCGCTTTCCTCGCCTAGCTCCGCGACTTGTTGCAGTGTCGTCTGATCAATCCACATTTCGTGACCGAGTGCTTCGCCCCTACTGATCAAGGACACATTCTCGATCATGCCAGCAGAGTACATTCCGCTTTGCTCTGTAACGTCAGGCTTGATTTGTTCATCGACGATTGCTCGTTCGAACCGCATGTCAGCTACGTCATTCGTGGGCTGCGACTTCAAGCTATGAATTGCTGTCATCAGTGTTCTCGGTTTGAGTATCGTTAGGTCGTTCAGGATCACTAGGCGTAGGCACAACATCTGACTCTGGATCGCCGCTTGCGATAGTCAACGGTCGCCTGTACCCTCCATCGTTCTGCCATGCTTCGATGACGCCTTCGTTCATCGGTGGTAGTTTCGCCTGCGAACGGAACTGTTCTTCATCATCTTTCGAAGGTGTTATCGCACCGGAGCGAACTGCGACTCCATACGCATCGAAGGTTGGTTTCATAGTGCCGAGTCCAGCCGCAGGAGCAGCATCAGAAGCAGCGGGAGCTACAGGCTTTGTAGTCTTTGTGCTGATCTGCTTTGGCTTTGCATCCGTTGCCTTGTCGTCTTTCGGCTTATCGGTTTCTGTCTTGGCCAATGCTGTGTTCTCTGCTGATGTGTCCGGCACTGCCCAGAGTGGAGCTACGCCTTTGCTTGCTGCGTACTCTGTTGCCTTTGCAATCTCGTCTACGTTGTCGAAGTAGTCAGTACCAGTAGCTCGACAGATTCGTTGCGGAGTATCAAGCCCAGACTGTATCGACTGCACTGCTCCGTTAATCTCCTTACTCGGATCCCACCAAGGCATCCCGCGAGGAACCCAGTCAAAGCGAATGTCCGACACATTCATGCCTGCGGGTAAAGTCAACCGATCGTTCAGAACCCACTGCTGTAGCTTCCAGATTGTGTAGTCTGATCGCATTTCAATCTGATCGTCACGCTTGTCCTTGCACGAACGCTCATAGTGCAACCACGCTGCACGACTCCCGAAGAAGTTGGTATGCGATTCATCGTAGAACGAATATGGAATGTCGAGACACTTGATCGCGACTTGAATCACTAGCTGAGTGAAGTTCTGGAACTCACCGGATGGCGTTTTCGATTCGATCACCTCGACCTTCTCGCCGGGGTCCATATCGACGTATCGTGTATCCGACTTCATAAACGCTTGAAAGCCGCGAGGGGCTGCGACATGATCGTAGTCTGTGTCAGCAGGACCGGACCCATCGTGCATGTCGTCAATCGCCAAGGGTGCTTCTTCGGCATCGCGATAAAACGCAAGAGCGAATAGCTGACTGACCTTTGCTTTGAGCAATGCGTAGTTGAAGTTCTCGTACACATCACGCAGAGGATTCAAGCCAGCGACCAGCGGCGAGATCCCTCGTACCTGATCCTGTGCATATCGGTCAAAGAATCCATAGTGAATCACGTTCTTCGCTTGGACAGGTCGAACAAACTTCGTGCCTGTGTACCCTGTCCTTGTACTGATGCCGTACCGGATAGGTCGTCCGTACTGACTGATCTGAATCCCGTCGATCCAAGTTTGTTTCTGATTCATTGACGGAGGGTTCGAGATCAGGTCGGCCTGTAATCCCTGAATCCTGCCGTCCTGCATCTTGATCAATGCTGTGTCGCCATCAAGCACACGCCGCATTTCAGCAAGACGAAACATCTTCTCTCGGGTAAACTTCCCTGCAATGTCAAACCTTTGTCGCTGCGAATCGACGAGCATCAGTTTTTCGATCTGATCGTCTAGCTCCTTGCTTCCCGTGGTCGCTTTGAAGTTGAACTGCGAAACGTAGTCCAAGTGCCTGCGTACCATCCAGCTTGCAAGGCTCAGGTTCCGTGTGAGGTCCGCAGCGGTTGACTGTAGCCGGTCACGCTTGCTGCCCTTGACCCAGTAGTCTTCACGAAAGACGGAGCTAGTGGACTGCTTACGCTTGCCACCACCTTCCAGTGCATCGTACCCGAACTTCGTATCTGTGCGTCCCAGCAGTCGGTCGAGTAGTTTCATGCGAGATAGATCGTTGCAGTTGTAGGTCGTCGCTTACGATACTGATCCAGCATCGTATTGAGTCGGTCACGTTCTTTGCGTAGCTCCGCGATTGAAATTGCTACAGTCGTACCATCGACGGAGGTCGAGGTTACACCTGACTCAATCTTTGCGTCTATCGCTACGATCTTTGCTTTCAGATCCTGCTGTGTGTACATGCTCATGCGAAGATGGTACTCGGTCTTGCCTATCGAGATCAACCTTCGGAGTCCGTCCTGCGGAACTACTTTTCGCATACAGCACACGCTCGACTCTGTTCTGTCCACACTGCACGCAGGAGGTCCGTCGAAACACGACCTCGGGATAGAACGTAGATCCGATCTTCACGTTCGTTAGTTTCTTCGTCCTGTGATACTTCGTGCGGCTTGTCGATCCACACTTCGGACATGACGGGGCAGTGACATCAACTTGTACGTATCGACCCATGATTACATTCCTACAAAATTGCGTTGTCGTTTGTTGCGTTTGGGAGTTTGTGTCCGCACTGCTTCTGTCTTTACATCCAATCTGATTCCTTCAATCGAAGCTAGAACGCAGTTGCCTACGAGACAATCCCAAAAGTCATTGTTCTGATTGCTGTCTTGCCTCCACTCGATTACTTCGTTGCCTGACTTACCTACGACCTGCACCGGAGTCTCGGCAATGCAATGCTCGGCAAACATGCGGTGAACTGCGGGACTGTCCTCGAACAGGAGGATGCTTTGATCTGCTCCCTGTGTCGCGATGAGTCTTTCAGCAGCAAATGTTTTCCACCAGTTCGTATCGACCATTAGCTCGCGAACACCCTTCTCGGTTTTTGGCGGCGGTTGCATCCGGCAATGAACTCCCATGCGATGTGTCTTGTTGTGTGTCCATTGGTGCCACGGCTTGTTGTCCTTCCCGATATACAAACCGAACTGCGGGTGTACTCTGCCCATGTACTTTGTTTCGCGGCAGAACCTACGCACTGTTCGCGTGTGATACCCGTTCCTTGCGTCGATCCCTACTCGATCCAAAGACATATACGTGTCGTCGTCCCTGCGATACTTGCGTTCGAACAGTGTAGCTAACAGGCTTTGCAGTCCGAGGTAGATTGCCTCGTTCAAGTTCTCTGTCCTGTGTACCTCTTGTAGCGTTCGTTGTATCTGCGACTTCGTGAAGTACAACCGCTGCTGATCAGGCCAAGTCCCGTAGTCGATAACGTGACCTCGCCCTTGCATCTCCCAAGCCATCTGGCAGTAGAACAAAACATTGTTCTGTACGTCGATGAATGTTGTGATGCGTTCGCACTCGGATGGAATGTTGCGACGAGTAACGCCGTTTGTCTTGCGGGCAATAAGTTCAGCAGTCAACTCGAAAGGTTTGTCTACCTGTCCTGCCATCGGATCGTTTTGGTACTCGGCGTAGAACGCTGCTTCGTCCCTGAACCGCAGGTTGTATGCGTGTTGCAACGCTGAAACTTCTCCTGCTCCATAGCGATGCTCCCAACCAACACGACTACCTTCGTGCATGACTTCGCTGTTGTCCTCGACGTACTTGCGTGCGATGCTTCCGTTGCCATCAGCCCGCAGTTCATCCTCCCACACAGTTCGATACTCGTCCCAAATCTTTTCGTTCTTCGGCCATTCGTAAACGAGCTTGCACGTTTCGCCTTGCCAAACTGGTGACAGCTTGCGGTCGAGTAGCTGATCGGCCAAATCATTCTTGTAGATCACAGTGCAAGTACACAAAGCAGAGATCGAGGTGTGCGGTCCTGCCATGCCCAAGACATCGCCCATCATAATTTCGTGACGCTTCTGACACTGCGAAGGTGATGATGCTGACTCTTTCGTCTGCGGGTCGTCTAGCAACACAAGATCAGGGCGATGAATCGTTCCGTCTACTCCTGTGACTTGCTGACCTCGTATGTTCCCTGTTAGCCCGCAGCACGAAAGGATCGACCCAGAGGTAGCTACCCCCTGCACGTACCCGAACGACATCTGACCTCCGAGCCACTGCACGTTCGTTTTCTTACCTTCGAACCTTTGCCCTATCGCTCGTTTCGCTTCTCCTTCAAGTGACTGCAAGCAGTGTAGCTCCTGCCGGTACAGACGAGTCAGCATCCCGTTCGTCAGGATCTCTGTCTTGACTCCGGTAAGTAGCTTCTGTGCGAACCCTTCTGTCGCTGCGACTATCACCGCAAACTTGCGATGCCCAGCTAACAAAGCCCACAACGCAGCACGAACCACAATCGTTGTCTTGCCGCTACCTCGCGGCATTGCTATCGCTTTCAACTCTCCGGTGATGCAAGCGGATTGAATCTGCTCGATCAGTCGCAGATGATCGTCGCTGAATGGTAGGCTGAACGCATTTGGGTAACAGGTTTGAAGATGAAACAGCAATGACTCTGACGCCTTGGATCTGATCTTCAATTCTTCAAGATCGTACTCATCAGGCAGTGGAGCAATATCTTGTAGTGCAAGGCGAGTTTTGCGAGCGTGCCTCGCTCTGGCTTGTGTTCCTGCGTCACGATTTCGATCCTTGTCTTTTCGTTTTTCAACGTCAGTCTTTTGACTCGATGCTTCCTGCATCAACTGTGAGATGATCTGCTTCTGTTCCTTCTCCGGATAGTTGCTCAAGAGCCTTTGCAATTCCGAGTCCGGCAGCGACATCAAGAAAACGATTTCGTCCTTGCTGAGTATCCACTTCATGTTGGTCGTCCTGCTGGTTCTGTTGCTCTGCTGCTATCAACACTCGACTCGCAGCGGTCACGTCTCTTGCTGAGCTTGACGGATCAACTACTGTGCGAATCAATCTCTTGATCATTGCTTCGCGATATTCGTTTTTAATGTCCCAACGTTTGTTCATTGCAGTCTCAAACATTCGCATTTCGGAGCGTTTCAGTTTGTCCATATTTTACGCAGGTTTCGCAAGATCACTTTGCTGCTGTATGGATCACGATCTTCAATAGCACTGTACCCGAAAGCGATGCAATCATTCAAATACATTTCCCCGACCATCCTTTCGAGCCTCGGCGTGTAGTAGTCGGTGTAGCTCCTGCGGTCTTTGCCGTGATCTTTGTGCAAAGATCGGTGTGCGTCTAACTTTACCTCGATCTCAATTACCTGTGAAACGTGGTGCCAATCGGATTGCAATCGTTCGTACGCTCCCACGTAGTTGAAGTCCGGCAGCACCCAACGCCACTGCTGCTGTACTGGATGAAATGTTCCTGATCCCTTTCGTACCTGATGCGTTCCGCGATGGTATATCTTCTCAACTAACGCTTCGAAGCTAGGTACGTTCTTTAAGTACTTGATGCTGTGTCGTTTGTTCGATGCAATACGCCACCAAGAGACAAGCCTGTCCCAAGGGTTTCGCACAAAAGCGAACTTGTATCGTGCGTAGTACCAGTCATCCGGCAGTAGGTTCTCAAGACGCAATGCACGAACAGGGTAGTGATTTGTGCATAGACTCTTGTTTTGTATATCTGCTTTCTGCACATTGCGGAAGCTCGCAGCGTACAGATAGTTAGGGTCGTGCTTTTGTAGCGTTGCTTCCATAGAACGAGATGCTGTTCTTGGAACTTTGACGAATAGATATTTCATTTTTTCGGCATCTGTTTGAACTTACGCCAGATGTGTGCTGTCTTTGCTTTGGGCAAACCTACTCCCCTACGCATACCGATACCAAGCTCCCGCCAGTTTCGTTGCAAGCCACGGATCTTGTTTGTCCTTCCGTCACCAGCGTACATTGCCTCGGTGTTGCACCCGCCTGCCTCTGTCCCAGTCGTCGGTGCTGCGAACTGATAGTGTTTCATCAGCAGCGTGACGTATCCCTTCGTCAGCATTTGTAAACTGAAGTCTGTATCTTCGATGCAACCTGCCCGCCACCAGCAATCAATCTCAGTGTTGATCAGAACAACTGTGTAAACCTGCTGATTCAAAAGGTAAGGTTTCGTTGGGAAGAACGCAGCGGACGCGATCCCTGCTCCCATGATGTTTGTGTAGCTATCGACAAACTTCTCTGTGCATAGCATTGCTTCGGAGGCAGTACACTTTTCGAGCTTCTTGTTCATGCCAACCTTCGTAAACCTTTGAAGATCATCATCAAGCTGCCAATGAAAACTGTGCTTGTGCGATAGTGCGTCACGCTTGCAGAAGTTCCGAGCGTAGTGAATACCCTGATCGTTCTCCGGCATGACAGCTATTCTGCTATCGCCCCAAACCTTGATATAGCTAGCCGCATCCTGCGGTTCAACTACGACTTTGAAGGCAATGCCCTCGTCCGCTAGCAGTCTTGCTGTTCTGCATAGCGGTCTGCCCTTGGACGGGACATAGATCGGATACTTCATTTTGCTTTTCGATCAGGGAGTAGTTGTCGCAAGTCTTCATAGCTTGTGTACTCCGTCGCTGCGATCTCACGCCACAGAGTATCGTTCTGCTCTGCGTACTTCGCTTCAATCTTGAGGTTCTTCCACACGTTGCTCTGACGCGAGTGTCGGATCGTAGGACCGTTTAACGAGAAGCAGTACCCCCTGCGATACGCTTCACGCTGCCACAACCATCCCATCCAAATGTCGTCGTACCTCGGAACCTCGATCTGCTGGCACCAAGGATTCCATTCTTCGGGATAGAACGCAATGTTCATTCCGCACAATGGAAACCACTCACCGAAGATTGGGTCGTGCTTGAACTCCATATCAACGCCTTGATACGCAAGCTGTCGTGCAGCACAGTAGTCACCTATTTCGTGCCAGAATCCCATCGAGCAAGCTACGGGCATTTCCATGTAATGGTTGTCTGCCATGTACGGAGTACCCCGCGACACAGGAAACGTAACCTCCTTGAATCGCTTGACTCGCTGCGGTTTCATAGACTCCTTGTGTGCTTCGATCAGCAATTCAGGTGAATCAATACCGTCATGTGGGAAACAATCATCATCAAGAATGACTATGAACTCAGCTCCGTCAGCTAACGCATGTGCCATTCCCTTGTTCTTCGTTTGAGCACATCCCTCCTTGTGTCGATCGTACTGAAAGTGCATCAACGGATGCGACCAATCGACCTTCCAAGCATCGGCAAACTTCTGAGCTTGCTTGCTGTCTCCGTATGGAACGACGATCTTTGCTTTGCTACCCATGTGATTCCTTGTAAGCGTCGAGAGTCTTTTGAACTTCTGGATGTTTGATCTTGTCTACGTCAGTCAGAGTCATACCAAGCTCGTCTATCGCAGGCATGTTTGCCCAGTCGATGTCTTTGCGGCGTATAAGTTTCGTATCAAACTTTGCCCAATTCTTTGCGACCTTGTGCTGCGGTCTGCCGAATCTGCGAGAGGTTGTCACGATCCTCGGCCATTGTCGTTCAAGATCGCGAGACATTTTCAGACGTCCATCATCCGCATAGACAGCTTGCTGACCTCCTTCGACCTTCGACTCCTTGCCTCCGTAGTTCGTATCACACGTCTGCATGAAGAACGCATTGAACATAATCGTGCAGTAGCCGGCAGCGATAACCTGCAAGGACATATCCGTATCCTCGTTGTACCGATACCTCCATGTATTCGGCAGCTTGTTCCACATGCAGAAGCACGTATAGCAGCGAGTGTTCAAGTGGAACGGATCGCATTTTGCCATTGGCGGCAGGAACCCGATGTGATTGAAAGCACACAAGCCAACATTCTCGTAGCGTTGAATGAACTGCTCGGCAGCTACGATAGCAATGTTGCTGTCACATTGAATCCTGTCGCGTCGATACATCCTGCCCATCTGCCGAATGTCATCGTCGAACTGCCAATGACGCTCGTGACCTTCGTCGATACTGTGCTGCTTGCAGAAGTTTCGGGCATATACCAAGCCTTGATCGTTCTTCGGCAGCACGACTAATCGTTCTTTGCCTACGACCTTTGCGTAGTTGTCTACCTCCTGCGGCTCGACTACAACGCGATACGGGGTGCCGTACCTATCAAACATTCGAGCCGTTTCACTGCGTCCGTAGCGACCTTTGCTCGGAATGTAGATCGGGAACTCAGGATGTTTTCTCATGGTTTGTTTTCTACTGCCTTGTCGTTCTTGTCACGAAACTCAATAGACTTCATATCGCGAGGCGACTTTGGAGGATACCAGATCGCAACAGTATCGTTCTTGAACTCTGTCGCCTTGTCCGCTTCGCACTGCTTGAACAAGAACTTGTCGCGTAGCTCCTTGGTTTCAAACTTAATCAATAGCTTGAAGTTCTTTTGTGCTTCGCCGTCATACTCCGGCATCCCAACCCATTCGGCGGCTGCGTCAAAATCTTCAACCTCGGTTCCAGTCCGCGTGACCATGACGAGATTGGCAAGCACCTGATCGTCAAATCCTGTGCCTAGCAATCCATGCTCGTCATCATCGCGAATCTGCTTGAGCATATTGGTTAGCTCGCGGTCATCGACGATGCCAAGACTTGCGATCTCGTTATCACCTGTCAGGATCTTCAACGCCGCTGTCGATTCAGGATCGAGGTCAACTTTCATCACAGGAACCTTCTTGATTCCAAGTTCGGTCGCAGCCTTGACCACTCCGTGTCCCGCGAGAATCACATTGCCCTTCGTCGCCACGACATTGCGATAGAATCCAAACTGCGTCAGCGATTGCTTGATGTGTGCGAGTTGGTCTTCAGGATGTTCTCTGTAATTTCGAGGGTGACCCTGTAGCTTGCCGCATTCGATCATTGTCACTTGCATCAAATCGTCCCCTTACCCCGCAGTTGAAGCGGGAGTCTAGCGGTATCCAATCTCTGTAAAAC